AAGTTATGTTGCATTAAACACTGATGGGTTGGTCTCCTTCTCTTTGTCTCTAGTATTTATCCTCATCATCCACTCTTAAAGCTATTCTTAGGTCTCCTTAGGTCTACCTTAAATCTCCTTATTCTAAGATCTCTTAAGTTATTCCTAAGATAAACCTAAGAGGAGGAGGAGAAGGATACCCTTAAGAGTAATTCTTAGAGAGTCCACCTTCGGGGTAGCCTAAGATAGCCTTAAGAGAGAGAGATCTTTCTTTGTTCCCCCTTACCCTATTATGGGTCTCATTCCTAAAGAGTTGTTATTCAATTACTTAGGCCGATGTGAAAAACATTCTTGAACACCTATTGCAATGGCTTTTGCTAAGTGTTGTTGACCGTCTTTAGTTTTGAACATTTCCCATTCTTTTTTGTTACTACCGAAGAACGGTTCTAGGATCACACAGGGAGCTTTAAGTATCTTAAGGAACCTAGATCCTCGGGTGGATTGTTTAATTCCTTTTGGTCCTCGATTGAGATTATTGGGGAACGCTTTGTGGATGTTACTGCAAAGGGTGTCGGCGGCGGCCCGTCCCTTTTTGGATGAGTGCCAGTAAAGAGCTTCGAACCCGTGGGCATCGGGGTGTTTGTAGGAGTTAAAGTGTAGTTCGAGGACTAGATCGGCCTCAAGTGGATCTACAAGATCTTTAAGGTAGTTGATGGCGGTGCTGTATGAGTATCCGTCATAGTGGTCAACAACGGTCACTTTAATGGATTCATCGTTGAGGTAAGGTTGGATAAGGTAAGCGAGTTGTTGGTTGTAGGTCCACTCACTGGTGGTTCCGTCGTAACTCAAGGCACCCTTGTCTCCGGCCCTAGAATGCCCCACAGCAAGCACTAAGTGGTATTTAGGTAACTCACCTAGGGGTCCACTCAAAAGCCTCTCAGAATCGATCCTAAGGCCACTATCGCGATGATCCTCAAGAAGCTTAATAATCTCATTGATTGTCTTTATATCCATGTGGTTGTGTTGGTAGGTAGGTTGTTGGATTTGTAATAGGAATCTTTGAATTTTTGAAGTTGGATGTGGATGACCTCTTCCTTTCGTTCGTCCATCTTAACATCCACATCCTGTGCCATCTGTTGGGTCCAATAAGAGACTCCCATTGAGAGCGCATCAAGACGGTCGTCGTGTGTTAACGCTCCTTTTTCCCGGGTAAGCCGCGACATCTGAAACACCAGTTGGTATTTTAGTTGGGTCTCGATAGGATATTTTTGGGCTGAGTCGTAGTCGTTCTTGATGACCTTTGGGTCGATGACGAGACGGTGTTGGTTCATCACAGGCTCCAAGGTGTCTACGATTCTCTTTTCCTTTTGGACGTTATGTCTGATTTCCTCGATACTACAGGGGTAGATCTTACTGAGGTAGGGCTTAATGATCTCGGCAAACATGCCGTCACCAAAGTTACTTTCGACCAGAATAACATTTACCTGGTTGATCTTAGCTTTCATGGACAGAACCTTAAGAACCTTTTCTTCGTATCCACCTTGCATCCCACCAGCATCAGTAACATATAGGTAACCGTTCAGCATCTTCACGACTGCCCAAGATGTCTCGTCTTTACCGCGGCCTGACGGGTCAATCGCAAGAACGCTTCCGGTGTAAGGCACTTGATCTCCAACGATCTTCATCGGACGAAAGAAGCGATCCCCTGTGAACCCGACGTTTGGCACAGTGTTATCCCAAGCGTTCTCAGGGACTTGCGCCCACACTAGTTTTTCAGGGGCCGTCTCGATATCTGTGTCCATGACAATGAGGTCATTGATCTTTAATGGATATCGGTCTAAGTCGGACAGCTTAGGGTCCAGCATGAACTGCATGGCGAACCCGGATTTCCCGTAGGAGGCTTCACGTTCAGCAAGGTCGATAGCACTGAAGCGAGTTGGTTCGGTAGGTTCCCCGACGAACTCATCATCCACACATGAAGTGGCGATGTTTCCGTTGTAGATCTTTTCGGACTTGGCAGATGTTATCTTCTGGGCGGGCCAGATACGCATCTCGTAGTCACGCTCCAGCATCTTGTTGTAGATACTATCTTCACACTGGGGTGTTCCAAGGAACAGGATACGACTGTTATCCTCCGGCTTAAGGATGGCTTCAAACTCTTTGACTTGCTCGGACAGCTTGTCCCGCATTGACTGTGTTGCCGAGTTGTTAGGAACCTCTACGTCATCTGCAATGATGATATCAGCGCGGGATCCGGTAAGCTGGGATGTTATACCGAGGGACTTTACGGAGGGCGCGTGGGATGCTTGGGCTGGTCCTACATCAAAAGAGATCTTAGAGAAGCGTTGTTTGTCACCCGGCATCAAGTGAGCAAGGACCGGCATCTCATGGATCAACCGGAGTGTGAAGGTAGAGAAGTCATCGGCGCGGTTCTTTGATGCGGAGACCACCAGGATGTTCTTTTGTGGATCAAGAAGAAGTTGATGAACGACAAAGGCAGAACAGATCCATGACTTACCGACACCTCGGAATCCTTGGATAACACCTCGTCGTGGTCCATTTTGCATCCACTCAGCTATTTCATATTGAATAGGAGTAGGTGCAGGAAGGGACAGGTGGTTCCATGTCATCCAAAGGAAGTTACGGAAGTCCTTAAGCTGTGCAGGAAGATCACTCATTCATTAACAACTTTATCAGCAGGATCTTCAAAGGGAAGTAAATTTACAAGTGCTTGCAACGGCGATTCTTGTGTAATACTCGCTGTAATGTTATTGTCCTTAAGTAGTTGTCTAGCAGCGTTTAACAAGGCAGGAGGTGCTTCTCCGTTATTAATTTGATCGATGAACGTATCAATCAGAAGGTCTTGTAATCCTTCCATTTTTATACTTCGTTTCTCGTTAATCATCAGTCGTCGTTAGTTAGTGAATGGTATACTTTAATTAGCATGTAGGTCAGAGTTGCTAGACCTACTGCAATGGCTACAAGGGTGTTCACCTGTTCGAGTGTTATGTTTGCAATCAATCCGGTTATTCCTACTAGGGGTGTGGTGAAGGAGGAGTTCATCGTGGTTAGGCGCTGAGTTTGCTTCCGAAGACCACGAAGTTAATACTTAAGCCCGATGCGTCGTTTACGTAGGGTTCTAACGTAAAACCAGTAGTTGCTTTTGATACTACCGTAATGGTGTTATTTGAAGCAACAGTGCCACCAATAGTAGCAATAACTACATAAGCCACACTATCTAATGCTGTTGTAAACGTAATGGTTCTTTGACCTTCCAATGGCTCGCTGATGCTTGCGACATTATAACTTGCCGAGAAATCGTTTGCGTTTGGCGGGTCCGGGGCGGCACTAAACCCGACGACACCATAACACCTTGGGGAGAACGGGCTATACTTAAGAACGTCGGGTGTTATTGGACTTGAGGCCAGTTGCGTCTCTATAGAATCCTTTATAATTCCTGCCTCTCCATTTGCGATTTCCCGGTATCCCACACTATGCTCGGCTAACCGTGTGCTGGTAACAGCCCCGGCAGCAATCTTTGCTTCGATGACACAAGAGGAACTAAGTTCAGTTGATCCAATGGACCCTGTCGCAATCTTACCCGATGTAACCGCACTGTTTTGGATCTTTGTGGTAGATACAGAGTTGGCGAGGATTTTGGCTTCCGATACGGAGTTTGCGGCTAGTTTATCGACGGTTACCGCCCCGTACGTAATCGCACCTGTGGTCACACTTTGGATACCTGCACTTGTGTCCGCAGCGTCCTCCGTCATTTCCTGGGCGGCAAAGAGTCCTTGCTTGTAGGAGATGTCCAGATCCCCTTCACTTAAGACAGCTCCGGCTTGAAAGTTAACCAACGGAAGAACAGTGGTTGTCCGGTAGACTCTGATTGAGCTAGTTGCATAGACCAATGGATGATCCATCCACGCAGCGGCAGTCATAGTGACCGTCTTTGTATCAAGGTTTACCGTATAGCCATAACCCACTTCGGTGCCTGTAGTATCAGGTTCTAATTTTAATACCGTTTTAGCTCCGCCGGAAGCGATTGCGATAACTGTAATGTCGTCAGCACTTAATACGTCAAAACCATAGGTAATTGATTTACTGGTCGGGTCGATTGATAGATAGAAGGATAGTCCACTTGTGTCAGGCATGGGTTTTTATTGGGTTGGGATAGGGTTATTAAATTTCTCCGAAGCGGTTTGTCTCATTTGTCGTTTCTTGGTGTAGATATCCTTAACGGTCTGCACAAGTTCTGGAAACTCTGCGCTCATCTCGCGTTTGGCCTTTCGCCGGTAAGCGGAGATAACTCGGCTAATCTCTTTAATTCGGGGATCTTCATCAATAAGCTGTGATTGTCCACCCGCTTCTTTTACGGATTCTCCCAAAGCTTTAAACTTCCGTGAATTAACCAGACCTTTAAGTGATGTCCTTAAAGTTCGTTTATTAATTGTGGTGGTTGAGGTTACCTCTAGAAAGCGTTCATAGGCTTGTCTTCCATCTGCGTTATAGAACTCTCGCATATCCGTCTCTCTATTCCCAATATAGTTTGTTGATGGCATTGAGAATCCGTAAACTAATTCTTGAATAGTCTTATCAACACTGTCGTTCTTTTTACTAGAGATGTAGATAGGGTTTAGAATCCCAAGCAAACCTAAAGGGTTTTGTTTGTAGATGGCTTCACCTAGCATATCTCGTTTCACTGGGATCTTTTCGGAGGCTATAGGTAGTTTACGAAGGATTGCATCCACTACAGATCGGGACTCCCTAATTAAAACTTCACTGTCTCCGATATCTTTCATGTTGTTAATCGACATAGGAACAGCCATTCCGCTGATGACATCGCGTACAATCTTTGGTCCATAGACATCCGGCTGTTGCATAGCATTCAACACGTTATTCAATCCTCTAAGGAACGACTTATCCGTGATGTTTTCCGACATGGAGAACGCTAATGACATAAACGATTCCTCACTACCCGGTTCCAGTCTTGGATTCATAGACATGTGGTCTGCAATATCCGCAGCGATTCCAATCATAGTGGCAAAGGGATCTAGTCGTTGGTAACTCACATAAGTCGGATGATCTTCTGGTCCAATAATAAACGAGTTAGGTTGCCATCCTGTAGACTGTAGAGCTTTTAGTTCGTTCGGGTTACGAGGACCACTGCCTGTAATCTTATCTTTGTTAAGGTAAGCATAGTAAATCAGAGAAGCACTTCCGGCGGTAGCAGTTGCCATTCTTCCTTGATACTCAGCTTTCTTCATAGGACTCATTTGAGACATCGCAGCGCGTCGATCCGCAGCTTTCTTTGACAGTAAAGGTGCAATCTTATCATACGCATAACCCATGGGAGTTCTCTTTAAACCAAAGGTAAGAATCTGAGCTGGAGTGTTAACAAACGGAAGAATCAACACAAGAGGAGGAAACTTCTCTCTAGCTCTATTCACTAGTCCTACGAATTCCCCTTGATTTGGATCAGTAAAAGTAACTTCCCTTGCGTGTTGGCGGGTGTCTTCAATCAGTTTCACTGCCTCTTGGTCACGAAGAAACATGTCCTTTTTCTCTAATGTTAACCTACGAAGTTCGTTAGGAATTAACATAGGGTTATCCACGACTTGACCTGCCTTGTCCCCACTGAGGATGTTATTCCGGGCTTGTTTAGCGAGGGAGGATTGGACTGCGCTTTCGCTATACATGGCTCCATCTTCGAGAAAGGCTTTATTCACGGTGTTTGCAACCCAGGCTTCCTTCGCTTCAAGAGGTTTATTTACCCAGTCTTTATGAGTGTGGACATGATTGAAGGCCCGTTCCCGAATGTTGGACAAACCAGCAGCAGCTTTGTTCATTGAGTCGCCTCCGGCATTCATTGCGAACGGAAGGTTAAACCAAGTGTTTAGCCATCCCATAACTTTACCCATTAAAGTATCTTGGTTCACTCCGTATAGTTCTGGGTCAAGAGCATCGATATTAGATCTCTTTGATGCGTCGGTGAACGGTGAACTCGCTCCTGTAACAACATCTGACTTAGTTCCGATTCCCTTCATTCCTGCTTTAATGACCATCCGTGCGTCACCTATTGTTTGGTGAAACTTTAGTGCTTCCTTAAACACTTGCCATTGGGCTTTATTTCCTGCCAATGCCCCGACTCCCGAGCCGACAATGCGTTCCATTTTAACTAACATCCTAACCGCAAGGGGCATCCCCACGTTCAGGGTGGTAGTTGGTAGACCAGACAGAAGGTTACGTTGAAACAGACGAGTTCCCAAGTTCATGAATTTATCGAAGCCGCTCATCTGTGACATCTCGTTAATTTTCGCAATGGCTTCCAAGGGGCTATCCCCCTCCACCGCAAACATCATCTGGTTCATGAAGTTGTTAAACCCCTTTTCCTTACCCGGCTGACTGCCGATCCACTTCTTGACTGCCTTTTTAGTGGTAAACCCTTGACCGGTGTTATTAATCGCATCCGTTCTTAGTTGAATTAAATCAGCGCGGGTTTGTTTAAGGACGGCTAGACGGTTTGGTCCTGAGGTTGCAAGGATCTTTTGTCGAGCAGTCTGAGCGTTACTGAGTTCAACAAATTGTTGATCCGTTAATTTTACGATGGATTGTATTTCATTAAGAACTCTGTCAATGCCTTTATTTTCCGTCAGCATCTTTTGCGCAGATTTAATCTTCGCTTCGATGTCCTTCATCATTGGGTCTTGTTTTGACCCCGAAGGATCAAGTTTACCCTTGGACGCTTTCACCGGGTTAAATAGATCTTCTCGTAATTTTGTTAACTGCTCTTGGGCTTTAGAGATTTTTTGAGCCTTTGTTAATTTAGACTTAATAATCTTCTGAAGCATGGTTGCCGTTGTGGGAACCTTTTCCTTTGTGTCTTGAACTCGTTTTTTAGAGGCTTCTAACTTGTCTACTCGTTTCTGATAGTCCTTCGCAGATAATTTATCTACATAGTATTCTTCTTCTCGCAAGGTAATGATGTCTCCTTCTTGTTTAAAGGCATCATCGTGGTATTTAATTTTTGCTTTAAGATCCCGTATCTCTGACTTTAACTCATGCTCCACACCATCTTCTGTGGGAGCTTTCGTGTCGGTTTTAAAGGAGTCTGCATCTTGTTCGTTTACCTCAACTGATCGCTCTTGTTTCTTTTTTAACGACTTTTCAAGTGCTTCCTTTCGCTCTACCAGTGTGTCGCGGTCGCTCTTCCTAGTGGTGTTAAGTTTTGTTTGTTTCTCTTTCGCGGGGGAGGGCGTAGAAGGGTCAAGAATCTCTTCGGGTTCCTTTAACAATTCCTTAGATGTCTTATCCATCTTTTTGATTGCAATGGACGATAATGCATCAGTTAAATCATCTTCTTCTATAGCAATCTCACCCAGCTTTTTCGTAAGGTTTTCATCAAGGGTTGTAGCTTCAGATTTTATTCCAAGAGAGTTTTGAAAGAAGGAGACAAATTTACTTTGGCGATCTAATAGACCCTTGGAGAATTCGGTTCCCTGAGCTGCTTGCGTGGCTGTGTAATACTTTAAATTCCTCTTTTGTCCGATGACTTCAATTAGGATACTATCCAGAACTTCTTGATCGGGAACGTCTTTGGCTAGCTCCTTCATCCGCTGTGTTCCAAGGATGGCTACACGCTCGGCAGAGGTTTGCATCCCTAGCATGGCAATCTGTTGCGCTGCTCGGGATTGTTTCATTGCCTCTAGCTGTGGTGGTAGAAGCGCATCAAATCGTCCACCAAGAATTGCCTTATCAACTATCGTGTGATCAAGTCCAGCTTCTTTAAACATCTGTCTCATCTCAGCCGCTCTCTTCTCGGGACTGGCAGCATCCTCTGCGACTAGCTTTGGAATAAATTCATCAAAGATCCGCTGTCTTTCTTGGGAGTGTGTCGCTCCGAGAAGAGCCTCCGTAAGTCTCACTCCTGAATCCAAGGCATCCTGTCCGCTGACATTCTCAAAATCATCTGCCAGTCCGTTGGGGGTGCCATCATCCTGTAACGGTCTAGGTGATAAAGCAGGGTCGGGAAGTTTATCAGCCTCTTCATTAACCTTTTCAAAAAACTCTTGTCCTTCCGGTGTCTGTTCTCCGCTATCTACAAGTGCTTGGTTATGGTCTTCTTTAGCTTTAGTAAGTTTCCTAACTGCGGTCTCGGACCCATCAAAAGTCTTGAGAGCTTTCACAAGTTTTGCTCCAGTTAGGATTAATCCACCAACAGCACCGCCGATCAACCCGCCCTCGGCCACGTTTTTCATCCGACCTTCGAACTCCGAGTCGTCTTGGTTAGACTGTAAGTAGTCTGTTACCAGAGAAAGGTGATCTGTGTGTTCGGCTAGGAGGTCACTTAAACGAGCCTCATGTCCATCAAAGGAAACAAAGTCAGCTATAGATCCCGTCGCAACGCCTTTGAGTGTCTTGGTGGTAGCAGCACTAAACCTAAAGGCTGTCGCAGCTCGTCCTGCTTTACTTAACAAACCTACGGCAAAGCCACCTGGAATTAACCCGGCAGCAAACTGTGTGATTCCTTCAGCAAGTCCACCCACGATACCAGTGGGTCTACCAAACGCTCTCCTTTCATAGAAATCCTCATCCATGTCGAACGCATCACCTAGCGCCATATCCGCTAGACCGACTATCGACTTTCCAAATCCTTCTAATCCCGCTACTATACCAGTGCCAACGTCTTCGAAAAATCCGTTCTCCTCGTCATCATTATCATCGGGTATATCGAGGTGTTCATAGTTTGGATCAGATAGAGATCGACTCCCAATTTGCGGCTTGGAGAGTGTGGAAGTAAACGAATTTACAGTTTTAGGAAGTATATTCATGTTGGATAAAATTATTTAGTAGTGGTCTCAGGGGCTGGACTACCGAAGCCAATTTCACGGGCTAACTTAATTTGGTTGTCTCGGAATTCTTGTTTAGATAAACTGTCTTTCTCGGCTGGAAAATACAGCTTATGTAACTCATCAAGTAACTGAAATTCACCCTTAGCGGCATTACGTGCGGCGGTATAGTTATACACGTATGTTTTAGATGTTACCTTACGTGAGTAAAGAGGAGGAAGGGGGTTTCCCTGTTCATCTCTACCTGTTGGGGTGAGATCAACTGCGGCCATGTCTGAGGGGTCATAAATTCCAGAGAGGAGGGGGTGGAAGCCCGAATCATCAAGTTCGTCCACTCTCGGATTCCTCTCTGTCTTGGGTAGCTGTCCTCCATTTCTGTGCAATTCCATCGGTATTCCGATATATTGAGAGCGTTTAATAAACTCTGCTCTAATCTTCGTGGCCGTGATGAAATCCTTCTCTGAGTTTGCGTTTTGTATTTTTAACTGTTGTTCACGAGGATATGATCCAGTCCATGTGGAAGCGTAAACATTTTGAATTTCTTTTTGTCGGGTTGCCAAGGAGTTTGATTGCACGAACAATTTTTGGCTATGAGGATCAGAAGCGGTTTCGTTAAACTGATCCAAGCGCGTCTCAGATTTCTGAAACAACCCCTTAAGAACAATTCTTCCCTTCTCATCTATGAAGTCCGTGTCACCTTTCTCCACTTCTAAAGTCTTTAGCTGTTTCTGCCTTGCGACTTCTGGAGAATCTTGAGGTGTAACACCAGATCGACGCTCTAACTCATTACCGGAAACAGCGGTGAATTTGGCTTCATTACGTCTATTCAATTCCGCTAACGTCTCGTCGGCTACTTCACTAGCAACGTCTTTATAGTGATGGGCAAACCGTTCACGGTAAAACTCCTTGATGGACATAACTCCCTGTTCCTCTCCCTCAACCATACGGGGGATGTTAAACAATAGTGGCTTCCGAATATCTCTTTGCTTGTATTCCTTTATAACATCAAGACGGGATCTATCATTAGCAATACTTGCTGATTGTATGTGTTCTTTGAAAAGAATCGTATTCCATCTCGCTATTTTCTCCTCCGTGTAAGAATCATCGGTTAGTTGGAGACCGGTTACGTCTCTTCCTG